CTCAAATTCAATGCTCTCTTCCTCAAGAATAGACCCGAGACGCTTGAAGAACTCTCCTGCAAGTTTTGTTTTTTCCTTCCCTTTAATTGAGAAATCAACAACTGCACATCTTGAATGTAGGGGTTCGATGATCTTGTTCTTATAGTTGCAGGTGAAGATGAATCTACAGTTTTTATAGAACGTCTCAATATTTGCCCTAAGTAAGAGTTGTACATCTGTGGTGGTATTGTCTGCCTCATCAATAATGATGACTTTATGTTTTCCAGTTGCTTGAAGTGATACGGTCGAAGCAAAGTTCTTTGCTTGATTCCTGACAGTATCGAGAAATCTCCCTTCATCTGATCCATTGATGACATAATAATCTACTCCCAACTCTTCACATAGTGCTTTTGCTACTGTGGTTTTGCCACATCCTGCAGGACCAGCAAGGAGAAGATTAGGAACTTCTCCCTTATCTACAAAGTCCTGAAATGTTTTCTTAATGCCTGCTGGCAAAATACAATCTTCAATTTTCTTTGGTCGGTATTTTTCGACCCAGAGGAAGTCTTTACTCATAATCAAATCCAGTCAGGTTTTCTAGATGGGATGCGAAGATAATTATCCGCAACCCAAGGTTTTGAAGCAATATATCTCTTATATGCCTCAAAGGTGTCAATAGTATTGTCGTGCTTCCATTCGTCTGGCATTGCACGGGTGAATGACTTCACATTCTTATGAATATAGATGGTATCACAAGTTTTCATTGTGAATATGTATTCTGCTTCGTGCAGTCCATCAAAACAAGAATGTTTCTTGCCATATCGATTTTTATATTCATTGCAGAGAGCATATCCGTGCCGAATCAACCAGGCAAGGTTTTCATATGACTCTGCTGCCCATTGAGTGCAAGGATGATTTCTAAATGCTCCCTTTGCGGTGCTATAGGGGGTCCCATCCTTCTTAGGAATAGTTCCCCAGTTATGATACCAGGGACTGTAGATAATAGAAATCATCTGACAGCACTCCAGAGGCATCTTTACAATATGTTTATCTGGAAGTGCTGCAGCAGATAGAACTGGACATTCATCCGTCACAAAAATGTTCATAATAAAAAAATTAAACAATCAACCAAAAGTGGAATCAGGTTCAAGGGCAATAAAATAAGTCAATTTATATTTTTGACTCATAAATTTCGCAGACAGTTGTTTTGAAATTACTACATCATAACTTCCTGGAATAATTTTAATATTCTCTTCCTTGAAGTTGAGAGTAAATTCTTCATCAGTCTCCCCTACCTCTAGGGAATATTCATTTGAGGTATCATTGTTCTTATCTCGAACCACAATACGTATCGTACCATCCTTCCCGATCACTGACAAGTCAGGAAGTTTATAGACTGCTGCTGCTTTCTTAAGTTTGTCCAGTTGAGAATGCTCCACTTGGAAACAAACATCTTGAGATGGGAGTTCGATTTCCTTTTCTGGAGGACAGACAATTACTTCTGGATCTGCATAGAAATATTTAACTTTTCTCTTACCTTCTTTAATTTGAACATATGAATCATTATCAAAATCTAGATCTGGATCTTGGTGCAATTCAATTCCATTCAAAAATTCATTGAGATCATAAATTGCGAAGTTTTTTGGAAATGTTTCAGTAACTTCAACTTCAGCATAAATGTTCTTAAGAATTGAAATGGTTCTAATTTTGGAACCAGATTTAATCAAAATAGATTGATTAATTGTAGAGAAGTTTTTGAGGATGTTAATTGTATGTGCTGATAGTTTCATTTATTTTCAATGAGATTGAGGTGATTGATGAGGAGAATAGTGTAATGAAGGACCTTAAACAAGTCGGCACGAGGAGTTCCCTTAGTGTCATACCTGTCGATGTATTTGGTAACATTCCCAGCACAAAAACCTTCCCTACGATTATGTTTAATTTTGTCTAGAGTCTGTTCTGTGCCACCTCCAGTTCTATCAACATAATGCTGTCCATACGTAGACTTAATATATTCTTCCAACTGCTTGAGGATTTTATCCTCATTATATTTCCAAAAGTTATTCAAATTTTTAGATTCCTCCTTAAAGTCAAAATTAGAAATCGAAATAAAATCATCATTCATAGTAAAGTAAAGTATCTCTTAAACAGTCTATCAAATCTGAAGGGGTCAGTCAAGCAGTACCCCAAATCCTTTTTGTTTCTGGAAGGATAGTATTGATTCAAACTTATCTTCCAATTCATCTTTCTTATGTGAAATCACAAAGACATTAGAATTTTTAATAACATATTTAATAATTTTAGTAAAGTTGTCAGTTCCAAATTCATCCAATGAACTATCAAATACTTCATCGAGAATTAGTAGGTTAGTATTCACAGAGTTTTTAACTTTAGCAACTTCCCTCCAGGTGAAAAGTAGTGCCAGGTCAATTCTCATTTTTTCACCTTCACTAAAAGAATCATATGAAAAGTCTTCATATATTGGGTTCAATGCCTTCTCATTAAACTCTTCGTCCAATGTAAAGTTTACTGGGAATTCCATCAGATCAAGATACTTATTTAAGTTCTGATTGATGATCGGAATATACTTTTTAATGATGCTAGTCTTTGCTCCCCCGTCTTTAAGTAGTAGATGAATGAACTCGCAATTTAATAGTTCTTCTTTTTTAGAGCAAATCTCTTCTACAATCTCATCTAACTTAACCTCAAATCCTTTTAGTTTTTCATACTCAATATTAGTTCCTGTGCTTTTGGTGATAAGTCTTTGAATTTCAGATTGGAGTTCTTTCTTCTGTTTCTCCAATTGAGATATTTTAATTTGGTCCAAACTAATTTGACTATTGGATTTGGTAATTTCATCTGATATTTTTAGAAATTTAGATTCATTTTTCTTCTCATTACGAATGTTAGTTTCAAGTTCTTCACAAGCAACTTTCAATTCATCTTGCTTACCTTTAATACTAGCAATCTTATTTAACCTAAATTCATTTTCAATAGATTGAGTGCAGGTAGGGCAAGTATCATTATTCTCGAAGAAGTCACAATCTTCAGTAAAATTAGATACCTTTTGAAGTAATTTTGCTTTTAGTATGTCTAACTTTTTAATTTTAGATTGTGATTTAGATACTGCCTTTAACTCATCCTGCTTATCAGATACAAAAGAAAGATTCTTAGTAATTTTATCTTGAAGTTGAGATACTTCTAATTCTATTTCAGATTGCTTTCTTTCCTTTTCCTCAACATCTTCCTTGTTTCTGTTTTCAAGTTCAGCAATGAGTGTCTTTTGTGATTCAATTTTATCTTCAATATTTTCTTTTTTGTATTCAGTTTCTTTGATATCATCTCTTAAACTCCTAATTTTATTTTTAGTGACATCATTCATCGAAGAAAATATTTTGATGTCTAGTAAATCTTCGACCACTTCTCTACGATGTTGAGAAGAAAGTTGCATAAATGGAACAAAATTTGATGACCCGAGTATTACAATCTGAGTAAAAGATTTATAATTTAGTTTTAATAAATTTTGCTCCAACCATTTTTGCTGATCGGTAGAAGACGATAGTTCGTCCAATAACTTTCCGTTCTTTTCAATTTTGAATATACTAGGTTTTATTCCTCTTATAATTTTATACTGATCTGCGTTTACCAAGAAATCAATTTCAACTACACAATCCTTTTCATTTACAGTGTTTACTAGTTGACCTTTGGTTATCTTCCGAAAAGGTTTATTGAATAAAACAAAAGTTAAGGCATCCAGTAATGTACTTTTTCCTGCTCCATTTTGTCCAATAATTAATGTGGAATTGTTCTTCAGTAAATCTATAGTAGTCCAATAATTACCAGAAGATAATAAATTTTTATAACGAATTTTTTGAAATTTTATCATAATTTGGAGGAACAACTAGATCATTTGGAGTAATTATAACATATTCATAGTTGAATGTTTCACAAGCAATTATTACAGTTTCCCTTTCTACTTCTGTGATTTCCATTTCGGGATAATCCAATTCATCCAACATTGAAATATATCTTTCAGCATCATCATATTCTTCAAAAATCATCAGGACATTATCACCATACTCATCTTCGATGGCAAATGCTCCTTCATTTTGATTTGATGCCAGAGTAAGAATATACATTATTATATCTGATAAGACTCTTGATATATTGAATTGATTAATCTCTTAATCTCATTCTTATTTAAACTAACTTCAGATTCATCTACATACCGTTTTAGTAAAGATAAAGTATCCTCGGATTCGGCATTAGATTCTGGTAGTTCTATATTAGTATTAATTATACAAGATTCTATCAGTTTCAATTCATATGGATTACATTTAACTAATTTATCAAGATATTTCTCATACTTCTTTTGATCGTTTTTATTTTTTACAACAACCTTTACGATGCAATTTTCGTATTCATTAAGATCTTCATTTAGGTTATCTTCATCATATTCAATAACTTTAAAAATATCATATGGATTATTGATATGCTCGTGTTCCATAGTATCAGTATCGAACACAGTAAACCCTCTAGGGTCTCCTAAATCACTCCAGAAGAGGTGATAAGGGTTTCCTACGTAGAATATCCTTCCGTTGTTCGATCTAGTGTGAAAGTGTCCCGAGAAGACACGTTGGAACTTGTCAAATAGTTTGCTCTCCAGACCGTGCTCCATGATGATTTGTTTATTAACTCTAAATCCTTGGAACTCAAGGTGCCCCATCGCACACGGGCAAGTTGTGTTTTGAATAAGGTTGAAAGTAGTTTTTTCATTCTCTTGATTGATCCAGGGTAAAAATAAAATGTCAAGTCCGTCAATATTAACTTCTGTCGGTGAAGATATTTTGATTACGTTATCGTAATCTTGTAGAAGATATTCTAATGAATTTAAAGAGTTTGTATTTTTATAATAGATATCGTGATTACCAACAATATTATAAACAGTAATTCCTAATGTCTCTAGGGTATCATAAAATATATCCTGTGCCCACTTCAGGGACCAATAATCAATACCTTTACGATTATCAAAGGAATCTCCCAAATGAATAACCGTATTAATATTATTCTTAATTAGGTATGGATGAAAAACATTCTCATAAAACTTTTGAAAATAATCATGAAATATTTTATTCCCTTTCTTAAATCCAAAATGGGTATCAGTAATTAGACAAACCTTCACTTGCAATCTCCAAAATCATGTAAATCTATAATTGATACCATCCTTAATGCTATTCATATTGCCATGATCATATCCAACATCAGAACTATCTGCACTAAAAACTTCTTCAAATCCTGACTTTTCTATAATTTTTGTTTTAATTTCCAGTTGTTTCTTTTCTTTTGCAATCCTTCTCAAGAAGGCATAGTAAATTACTTGAGTGAAATAGGCAAAAGGATTCTTTTTAGTCACATCAAAGTTATGGATGTATAACACACAATTTTCAATTCCATCACATATCATATCATCCTTAAACATATAATTCACAAAGTTCGGTTTATATGATAAGTGAGTGGCAATCTTCAAAAAGCATTCTCCAATATAATTTGGAATTTTTGGTTTTGGTAGATTTTTATCTTTTGCTTCATCTACAAGTTTTTTATAATCAACCAAAGCTTGATGAAAGTCTTTATTGCTTACATAATGTTCTGATCTTTTTCTTTCCTTAACCATAACTTTTAAAAACATATTAAATTTTTTAATCCTAACATTGCTGATACTCTACTCTAAAATTAGTCCTTTGACAAGTGCTTGACAGGAAACGAAACCTTGAGTAGGATCACTCTGTTGGGTTTCAAGATTAGTTATATCTTTAATTACTTTTATATAGTCTTTCTAAGGTTTCTCTCGCAGAATCAACTTTAGAGATGAGACCCATTTGCTTGGTTACTTGTACTTGAGCACTTGGACGATTAAATCTTTTATAGATTGATATTATGTTTGCATCCTTAATTTCAGTCATAGTAAGTACTTTATCGAAGTTAAGAATAAACATTTCATCATCAGAGATATTAACCCAGGGAACAACTTTGTATCCCATAGTACGACTGGATTTAGATTGAATAGGAGTAATAATAACTGGATTATCCAGTATCAAAAATCTTCTATCATCTTCCTCACTAATGCATACCAAGGAAAATATCTCTTCTCCTGATACTAATTTAATTGTTGCATAAAAGTCTTCTTCCATTTGTTTTGAAGTTGATGGTGATAATTTCATAATCAAAGTTTTCTTCATTGTAAATTTTAATTCTTTCAATCAAATGATTTAAAGTATAATTTCTTTTTGATTTGTATTTAACTTCATCAGCAATATCATATAAGGTTGCTGATACTTTTTCTTTTCCCTTTCGGAGAACTCTTCCAATTGATTGGAGATTTCTTATTCTAGATTTTGAAGGTGATGCGAAGACAATATTGTGTAAGTTTCTAATATTGATACCTGTACTAAAAGTGCCATAAGAAGCAACAATAATCGCATTGGATTCTTCCTCGGTAATTTTTCTTACCAATTCTCTCTCTTCAGTATCCACTCCACCATGAATAAAAAATATTTTTCTATTTTCACTGGCACTCTTATTTATGAGTTCATATAATGGTTGACCATGAGTTGCAACATACAAGAGTATTTCCCTTTAAATCCAAAACTAAATTTTTTATAAAATTATTTCTTTTACCGTTTCCAATTAAATATTGAACTTCTTCTTCATAATCATTAAATTCATTATCGTCATGAGATAGAAGAAGAACTTTAATTTTTAATTGAGATAGATAACCCTTTTTAATGAGGTCATCAGTCTTGATAAGTTTATATGTTGGACCAAACAATCCTTCTAAAACTAGTTTGTGAGTTTGAGATCCATCTAAAGTACCAGTAAATCCAAATCTATATTTTGCATCGTGAAGTTTATCCATAATGCTGATTAAAGATTTAGATTTGAATTGATGTGCCTCATCTCCAATGACTACATCATAGTTTTGGAAATAAGATTTATCTAATTTGTATATTGATTGCCAAGTGGATATTGTAACTGGTTTTTCTGCCTCTCTAGACATTCCACCATAGATTTTGTGGCAATATGCCTCAGAGTTCCATCCATAGTCTTCAAAGTCCTTATACATCTGTTCTACGAGTGATGTGGTAGGGACTATGAGGAGTATGTTCTTTCCTTTCTCGACAAAATATCTAACCACAGAGTAAATCATTAAAGATTTTCCAGATGCAGTTGGAGAAAGAATTAACTTTCTTTTATATTTTAATGCATCATAAACTCCTTGTATTTGATAATCTCTTGGTTCGTGAGAGCATATACTTTTCATATAATCTTTCACTCCCTCCATAGAAATAGTAGAATCTACTTCTCCAGGAAATCCATAATATTTGTTTTCTTTGAACTCAAACTTATAGTTGTGATTATCACAAAAAGTAATTAGTTTATCCAATAGTCCAACATAGATCTCTCCAGTTTGAACGTTGAATAATCTAATTTTTCCATCCCAATGCTTGCTCCTGAATTGTGGCATAAACTTTGCCCCAGGAACATCAAAAGTAAATTGATCACTCAGTTCGTATTTGATATGAGGTTCGCATTCTACTTTTAAATATATTTCATTTTTCTTGGATATAATAAGATCTGCCATATTACATTCCCGATTGGAATCTTAAGAAGTCAATTGAATTTTTAATTTGATAAGTTCTGTTGGAAATCATTTTTATAATTTCCTCCAAATATTTTAATATTATATCATAATATTCAATTTTCATAAAAATATCTGATAGTTTCTGATCTGCTTCCAGATATCTATTCATACCTTCTTTATCTCTTACTTTGTAAGGGAATGGTTCTTCTTTATAAACTTCTGGAGCAGATTTGCCGTTGTAGTAATTGTATCGTTCTAACTTCTTCTGCTTGTACTGAAGTTCTGATCTTTTTCTTAATAAGGAAACATTATTGTAAATTTCATAATATTTTGAGTGTAGAGATGCTACCTTTAAGGATTCGTTGTGAAGATCATCAATGTTGATTTGAGAATCTTCTTTCCACATCTCTTGAATTTTTTCAAGGTCAATCATAAATTCGGAATAATTTTATAATAAGTATATTTGAAATTAACTTGTGCTGTAAAATAATTAATATTTTCTTCTGTTGCGTCAAATTCCAAAGATGATAATGAAGTAGGATACATCCCTGTAAATTTAACTGAAAATGTTGGATTGAAATTACTATTTAAAATTTGCAATGTAGCATCTGATTGTTCGTAAAATTCAGTTGAATTATTTGATTCTGGATTAGAAATCTTAGTAGATTTCATCAGGTCATCATACTGTTCTAAACTATAAGGAAATCCTAAACCAGTCATCCAATTCCATATTTCCAAATAGTTCTCTAGATTTTCATCAACTAAAAATCTTAGATTGAAATCCCCAAAGGTCATCTTATCTCCAGGGACATCAATATTTTTTCCATACCTTGTTTGGATTGCAGATCCTAAAGATATTGCTGGTATGTTCGCAGCATTGGAATAGAAATCAACCTTGGGTGCCTTATTCAGGTTAAACTTAAACCCAGTTGGTGATAGGAAATTTTTATTTGATGGTTGCCCACTCCAAGTACTATTCGTCATAATTTTGTGTTTTTAACTATTTATTTGCATAAAAAAAGAGGGTCCGAAGACCCTCCCCGAAACTTGTGAATGGCTCACATAAGGTTCTTGATTTGAACTCTTCTGTAGTAACGGTTTGTGTTCTGTTGAATTCTTCCCAGACCAGCACTGGTGCCTTCTGCGAATGGGTTGGCAACCATACCGTATCTGGTCTTGAATCCAATCTTGGGCTGGAAGGTGTCCTGACCAACAGCACGAACCATCTGGAGAGGAACGTAAGGGCAATAGAACAGACCAGCATCATAAGGATTAGTTCCCTTGTAACCAACAACGTAATACTGCTCAGCAGCAAGGTTGGCAGCAAATGGGTCAATATAAACTCTGAACTTACCGTTGAGAACACCAGCAAAAGTATTGCCAGTATCATCAACGTTCAGGTTGGCATTGAGAGCAGGAGTATAATCCAGCAGACCAGCCATGGTCAGAGCAGAAGCAACGTCAGCAGAACAAAGGATAACGTTACCCTTTCCTCTACGAGTTCTTTGTGCGATTGCGTTGGCATCTCTTTCCAGTTGGAAAAGAAGACCCTTGAACTTCTCAACGGACCAACGACCGTTTGAGTCAACATCGAGGTCGAAGATACCAGCAGTTGCTACGTTGGTTTGAGCACCAGCTTCAGCAATCTTGTAGATAGTACGGATAACTTCACGGTTGATTTCAGCAAGAATCTCAGTTGAGAGAATGTTTGCTAATTCAGCCTCAGCATCCAGACCGTGGATTGCCTTAAGGTCTTGTGCCAGTTCCAGAGTGTACTCTGCCTTGAGTGCTCTTGACTTGGCAGTAACAGCAATCTTTTCGATGCTGAATGCCATCTGGTTGAACTGATCTCCAGCAGCACCACCAAGTGCTTCAGCAGCTTGAGTGCTCATACCCTGACCAACTCTGTAGTCAGTTCCAACAGCACCTGCACTGTTCAGAAGAGCAGGGTTAGTACCAGCAGCAGTACCACCACCAACGAAACCAGTGGTTCCGAAACCAACGGAAGCACCACCGTCACTTCCTCCGGTGTAGTCGCCTTGAGCCAGGTTGTAACCGTCGTCCTGACCTGAGTAAGCAGTATCAGGCTCGTTGTACAGAGCTTCAGTACCGTCCTGATTTACATACTTGCTTCTCATTGCGAAGATCAGTCCAGTAGGACCATTCATTGGCTGAACGCCAGCAAGATCATAAGCAACCAGGTTAGGCATTGAACGTCTGATCAGTGAGATCAGAACTGGATCGAAACCTGCAACTGGAGCAGATGCACCACCAGAGAAACCGGCGGCACCAGTAGCACCTGGGTCAGTGTTGATGTTAGGGGCAGCCTCGGTGAGGAAACCTCTCTCTTCTTTTAAAAATCTTTCTTGGTTTTCGAGCAGAACTGCAGTAACCGCTTTTCTATAAGGATCCTTGATGTCATCAAGGCCGTTTGCCTCAAGAAGTGGTTTCCACTTATTCTGCAATTGTTCTGAAAGGAACATTTGCTTTTCTCCTTGTTTAGTCTTGTTAAAGTGTTTTTAACTACAAATATTTAGTATAATGTAGATTTCACTTGGCATATTTACCAAGTGCTTTCAAATAAGCATTCATTTGGGGACCGTAATCCTCATCTGCTTGCTCCAAAAGAATTTCTCCTTTTGATGAAGATACTGGAATTTTTGTGAAGTATGACTCCTTTAGGGTCTCCAGTCTCTCACGATAGTCTTCTTCACTTTCAAACTCAACACTTTCAGCAAGACTTGCAAGCTTTTCCTTTTGAGTTAAAGCTAATCCTTCAGCAACATCATTTAAAATGGTGTCACTAACTGCCTCACTAAGTCTTCTATTTAACTGAACATTTCTTTCGATTTGTTCGTTGAGTTTTTCTTCCATTTCATCTAGTCTTTCGACCATTCCTTCTAGGACATCATATTTCTCTTCAGGGATTTCTACATAATGATCTTCAAAAAGTCCTTTGAGGTTGGTTAAGAACGATTCTGCTAATTGTGATCTGATACCAGTCTCAATCTGCAGTGAGTTCTCGACCATCCACTCTTCGGAAACGTATTCCAGATAAGAATCAACTCTTTCAGTCAATTCGTTTCTGATTTCGGTAACTTCTTCTACAAGTCTTTGAGCATACTCTTCTTCGTATGCTTCAACGATTGCGATTAACTTTTGCTTAATCGCAGCTTCAAAAATGATTGCTGCCTTATTCATAAACTCAGGGGAAAGATCCTCTCCTTCCATCAGAGCATTGATATCGTCAGAGTAATCTACTCTTTCAGATACAATCTCATCGAGTTTCTCTTCTAATGAAAGAATATCTTCAGCAATCTCTTCTACTTCTTCAGTCTCAATCTCTTCTTCTTCAGAGATGTACTCTTCATCCTCAAGTTCAGTCTCCTCATAACTCATAGCACCTTTGTTAGCAACGGGCATAGGATCGGGAGCCTTGGCACCCTTATTTACGACGTTGCTAACTCTGGAAAGAGTTCTTGCAGGAGTCTTGAGTTTGTTCGACTCATCTTCTGGTCTTGAATTTTGAGGAGTGGGACCTCCGAGATCTTCTACAGAATTATTAAGACCTTCACCTGGAACTGTGCCTTTTGGCATTCCTTCAGCAGGCTTAGCACCTTTGTTTACTGCAGTAGTAGATTTTTTAGTAGATACTTCCATTTCTTGTAAATCGTTACCGACACTCATTTTTATTCTCCGAATAAAATCTTTAATTAATTTATTCTATATTTATTTATAAATTATAGATTTGAAAGATAGTCGTTTAATAGTTTGAGTTTATTATGCTCACTCAACTTTCTTGCTTTGGTAAGTCTTTCAATTTTCTGTCTTGTTTCTGCCGCATTCATTTCCTTTAGGATTCCACCATCCCATACCCATTCCTTTCCTTCCATAATTCCTTGAACGAAGGCATCAGGTGCAGATGGATCAGCAACAATGTCAGCAGCAGTTGCCAACATAAAATCTTCACCCACATACTTAATACCATTCTTCTCAACTAAAGAACCAATTCCTCTAGATGAAACTCCAAGAGTTACTCCCTCACCCAAAAGTGACTTTGCAATGTTTCCCATTGGAGTATCAAGAAGTTTTGCCTTTCCAATGAAATTATTACCCTCTCTATGAAGAGAAGTAATCATATGAGAAACTCTATCTAAATTTACAGTTGGACCATCTGGATGACCGAGTTCACCAAGTGCTCTTCCTTTGCAAATAAAACTATCGTTATATCTTTTTACTTCTCTCTCCATAATAGAAAGAGGATAGTTTCTACCATTTCTGTTAGTAACTTCTGCTTGAAGGAAAGGACCTTGAATATACAGGGTCTTTATACCATTCTTTTCTTCAGTAATAATTTCTACTGATTCGATTTCTTCTGTGATGAGTTTCATTTTTATGCCTGGGATGAGATTTGTACTTCTGAAATAAAGACATTCGCAGTTCCACCTTGACCCAAGGCAGAAACTTTTACACTTCTTGCAACTACCGCACCTGTTACTGTAATTACTCCAACTACTGAAGATGAGTCGTGATTAATGGTAATTGACCCATCAGTCTTTGCAGTTACTGCTACGTGCGAGGTGTTGATACCAGATGTAGTTGCACCTTCTATCGATACATAATCCCCAACTACAAATGGATTTCCGTAGTTTTCTCCGAATAGAACTATAGTGGTTGCTCCAGTTGTAATACCTGAAATTTGCTGTCTAGCAACTCTTTCCTTCAGGACTTCTGGTTGAGAAGTTACAATATGAAAATCTGATGAGGTTGCAGTTGGCGCAGTTCCAATAGCAACATTTGCATTTGCTGCAGAAGTTGAAATTCTCAAAACACCACTTTTCAGTGAAATGGCATCACTAGTTGATGCTGATCCAGTTGTGACACCAGTTAATGGTGCAATTGTTTGCACTATTTTGTATGACATTCTTATAATTTGACAATATTAAGTATTTAGTAAATCCTAAATTACCTACTAATTTCTTCCCAGTCCATAGATGCGTGAATATCTGCACCATTAGCATCAGAGGCACATACGATAGAAAGTTCATAGGGTGTCCCAGTTAGTGCATCTCTTTCCAACTGGAACTTAAATAATGCCTCCTTGAGAATATCTACTGATGTTGAACCTTGATTGGAACCATATGTATATCCAGATGCTAGTATTCTTCCACCAGTATAAGTTCCTCCACCAATCTTATATTCAACAGCACTATCGAGACCAGCATCAGACCAAGTTCCACCATTAGATGTTCCACTTGCTCTTACTTGCCAATTATAAGTTGCATTGTTTGTAATACCTAAAATAGAAAGTGCAGTTAGAATTACGATTGCATCTAATCTATTTGGTATTGCTTTAAGACGAATTGATGCGACTGTATAATATGTTCCTGCCGTTGTTAAATCAACTGGTGTTTGAACTGGTGTTCCTATTGCTTGTTGCAATCCACGA